CTAAGACTGGCGCCCACTTTTGTTGTAGTCCTTCAGCTAGATACATTTTTTGTAATCTCCTAAAAATGTTATTTGTTGTTACGAGTTAATGCAGAAGCATACTTACTCATAATTGGATCAATAGCGGGTTCTGAACTTGTTTGTTCTTCTTCAGTATTTTCCAATTCTTCTGTAATTGTTTCCGACTGTTGTTTAGGGAAATAATTTTCCTTAATTACTTCAAGTTTCTCAGAATATTGAGACTTGTCTTCAAAATCTATACCTTCAGCCAATTTACCTAATTTTTCTTTTTCGGTATCGGCCAGGTCTTCAGAAACTTCTCTCAAAGTTTCGGCTCTTTTATACTCAGCAAGTTCTTTTTTGACATCTACACTTGTGTTAATAGATTCATCAAGTTTTTGCTCGAGCTCTTCAACTTTCTCAAATAGATCGTCAACAAGGTCAACTTTCTCTTCTGGAATGTCAATGTAATGCTCTGTAAAGAGGTTCTTGAGTCCTGTCATGAAATCTTCTACTAATTCAGATCTGATTCCTTTTTCGACAGCCAACTCATTCTCTTTCATCCACTCTTCAACAACGTAGTTGAGATATCCGTCAACCTTTTCGGTAACTGTGGACAAATGATCTTCTTTTGCTTCTGTAATTTCTTTTGTGTAGTTTGTTTCTAACTCATCAATTCTTTGATTGACTTCAGAAATCACTTTAGCTGAAACTGCAGCTTCAAATATTGTGGTGGCTTTGGTTTTAAACTCTTCAGAAAGATCTTCACCACTTACTAGTGCATCCATGTCATCTTTGACATTGATATCAAGATCTTCTTTCTTGAGTTTTTTGTTTTCCATCTTTTTATGGTATCCAGCCTTTAACTCTTCCTCATCTTCATCATCCTCATGTTCTCCCTCTTTAAGAGTTGAACCCATGATTTTTGAGAAGGAATCAGAAAGTTCTGACTTCTTCATACCATTTAACTGGTCATAAAGTGCCTTAATCATTCCGGCTTTAGTTTTAGGAACAGAAACAGATTCTTCCATTTCTTCCTCTTCCTCATCTTCATGAGCAGCTTCGTCCATTTCTTCCTCTTCCTCATCTTTGTGAGCAGAGGCCTTCATGTAACCTTCTTTCTTAGCTTTAGCTTCGTCTAAGATTTCTTCGCCCGAAGACTCCGCAACAGCTTGTTGCTCTTCTTCCAGTTCTTCAGCCGTTTGTTCCAAAATTTCTTCAGACATTGAAAATCTCCTATTTGTTATCTGTGTGTGTGTTTACTAATATTATTTATAATAACTTATATTTACAACTTAACGATAAAATCCTTAAAAGCCTCTACAAGAGCGTTTTCACGATCTTTTCTTGAAGTTTTTTCAATTTTATCTTTGTATTCTTGAATCTGTGTCTCTTTAAGTAGACCATTATCCCAAATCCATTCTTTTCCTTCCATAATTCCTGCCACAAAGGCGTCAGGAGCTGAAGGATCAGCAACTATATCGGCTGCTGTTGCAAGGTAAAAATCACCCTGCACTTCCGAAATACCATTTCTTCCTGGCTTTAAAGAACCCATACCTCTTGATGAAACTCCCAATTGAGCTCCTTCATCAATAAGGTTCTTTACAATCTTTCCGTATGGTGTATCTAAAATCTTAGCTCTTCCCATGAAATTTTGATCTACTTCTTCCAATTCTTCTATCATGTGGGAAACTCTTTCCAAATTGACTGTTGGCCCGTCAGGATGCCCCAATTCACCAAAAGCTCTTTTCTTCTTGATAAACTCTGTAGTATATCTTTTTGCTTCTTTTTGAAGAATTTCTGTTGGATATATTCTTCCATTTCGATTCTTCTTATTTGCTTGCATGAAGATACCTTCAATGAAGTAACTCTTACCACCACTCTTATCGGCTTCTGTAAGAAATTCTACATTTGTTGCTTCTTCGCTAATTAGTTTCATGGTTCTCTCCGTTTATTATTTTTCTTTTGCACTGGCCTGACGCTGTTTAAAGGCATCTTTCATTTTCTTTTTAATCATGGGTTTTAATCTTTTTTTCCACTTATTACCCATTTTTTGTACTTTAAGATCAGCTTTCTTTTCTATACTTGTTTTTAATCCAATCGATGCATCGGGGTCTTTATATTTCCCCGCTTTATCTACTATTGTAATTGCTTTCTGTCTTACGGCCTTATTTACTGCCTTATCAATTTTTTCAGGAGAAGGTGGTTTTCTCATAGATCTTTTTCTCTTGATGGAAGTAATCTTCGCTTTCTTTTTAGCAATAATTGACCTTTTTCTTCTTTGTTGAAGGGTCAATGCTTCCATAAAATCTTTAAATGCTTTCATTAGTTTCTACTCTGGCCTCTAGTATGCATCCGAAAATCCATGTTGATTATGTCTATATCCTAAACTACCATTCTTCATAAAATTTGGTAACTCAAATCCTTCTAATTTTCCTATCTCTATTCCTATCATATAAGTATCAGCTGAAGCAACACCTACCGTTGTTACATTAACATCTCCAAGTACGTTACTAGCATTTCCAGCGGCCGCCCCCATACTTATTGCTCCGATATGGTTACCTCCACCTGCATAATTTATATAACCATTACTGTCTGTCAAAAATGCAATAGTTTGTTCTGTATCACTTCCATCAAAGTAAATTCTAGTATGGTCAATACCAGCTGCTATATTCCACCAAAGTTTTCTGAGATTAATTTTTGGTGTACCAATAGACAATCGTGTACTACCATGAGTGGTTGCTGAACTCAATCCAGAGACACTTCCTGTCAATGTTTTTCCTGTACCAACATCTGTTGCAGTTTCTGCAGTCCAAGCTTTAGGGGTTATATCAGTAGCACTTGTAACCTTATAGGCTTTAAAAGTTGATGCTCCAGCAGTGTAATCCGTAACTCTCAGGAATATTGCTGTAGAATCATTTGTGGTTACCACTTCTCCAATACAGAAATTAGTAGTTGGGGCCCCGTTCAATGTTACTGTAGCATTGGCGTACTTCAACGCAGAAAGGTTAGCCCAGATACTATCAGAAAGTTGAGTGGCATCATCAGCAAGTCCAGTATGTTGTACTGAATACTTTGTATTAGTGTCTGTTATGGTATTTGTTACTTTAGTTATAGCCATCTATTATCCTTATTTAAATCCAGCTTCATTCTAGCTGGGTTATTAAATGTTTTCATGTGCTTTTCCTAGAACCTTCATAAATGCTCGTTCAGTTCTTTGGATTTGTTGAATAGTTCTATTTTTTTCTGAAGAACTTAGCCCTTCTATATATTTAACCAAAATCTGCGATGTAAGCGGATCTATCGGAATATCTGCTCCATCATCTAGAGAAATTTCACTATCTTTTCTTGACTTGGATGCTTTTTTCAAGTCATCCATTACACCTTCTGAGATAAACTCTCCAAATTTTAAAATTCTTTGAGAGGAAAGTCCCTGTTGTTTAGCTAAGTCCTTCAAAGCTCCACCTGTATCTTTTCCTGTTACTTTACCTACTGTTGATGGTGTATTATCTTTCTTTTGATCTGTTGGTTTCTTTTTCTTTGCAACCTTTTTCCTACGTTCCAATTCTTTTTCATAATCTTTTGTTGTCATCAATTCTGGTTTATCTTTATCTCCAGCATTTCTCCATCCAGGCGGAGCTTCACCATTATTATCAAAATATTCTTCAGCGTCTTTTACATCTTCAATTCCACCACGTTCCTCTTTATCTTTTTTATCCTCTGCTTCTTTTTCATCTCCTGCTACTCTTTCCCTCTCATCATAAGCAGCTTGCATTCTAGTGTTTTTAGGGTCTTCTTTTTTTTGTAATTCTTTCTTTTTTTTCTCTATGTCTTCATTAGACATACTGGCTTCACTAGAACCAGCCGCTGCAACTTCAACATTTTGAGTTACCAGTTTACCCTTATCATCATCCCATTTTTTTATTTGAACAAAAACACCATTCTCTTTATTATCTTTTTTTTCTGCTTTTGTTTCTTTATACCCTTTAATCTTTTCTTTTGCTGTTTTAAAAAGTTTCCACCCAGCCATCCCTAAACCAATAACACCCATTCCAGCCATCATTGCACTAGCGTATGGGCCAACCTCCGTTATATGTTGTTGTTCAGATTTAAACTGTTTAAATTTTTTCATATAACGGCGTACATCTATTGAGGTGTTTCTTCTTTTTCAGCCGAAGCTACGAAAGTATCTGCAACTTCCTGTTTTGGATGAGAAACAGTATTAAACATTGCTTGAGCAACTTCTGCCTTTTTTGTTTCCATACCTGCCATAATTTTATTAGCTAATGCACCTTGAATAGCTTCCTTAACTCTTGCTCCATCACCTGAGATGGAATATTTCACAATATCTTCGGTTGAATAGTCACTCATCTTTTTAATCCTTTTTTTAATGGTTAATTGTATTTATATCAAGTAAGTTCTATGATTCAGAAAGAACATTTTTCATTATATCATTCATCTCTTTTTTTAATATTATATCTTCTTTCATGAAACTACCTTTTTTTGGAACAAATGATTCCTCTTCTTCTTCTGGAGGCGATGCAGCAGCTTCAGCTTCAATCTGTTTGTCTATCTGTTGAACTTCTTCATCAGTTTGTTTTAAAATTCTCTTTCTAATGTATTCTTTAGAGTAGAAAGTTCCAACAACTTCTTCAGCAAAGTTCATAGCTTGTAGTGTATTCAATCTTTCATTCAACATTTCAGCTTCTTTAAGTTCTGCAAAGTGTGAATCTGACTGCCATTCGTAAAAAAGATTTGGTTCAATCATTCTCCAATCATTTAACGTAAGAACACCTTTTAGTATTAGTTGTTTTTCAAGACAAGCGTTAAACAAATGATTAAATCTATTTCTAAGTCTTTCAATGAATCTTGTAAACTTTACCTCATCTCTAGATATTTCTTGAGCTCTACCAAGAACAAATCCAGATTCAGATTCTAATCTTGATACAGGAACATTAAGAGATTTGTAAAGTTTTTTCTGAAAGTATTCAACATCGGCCAATTCACCAAGATTTTCTCCGCCTGGAAGTGTGGTAATCTCTGTTCCTCTACCTCCTTCTCTTCGTGGCAACCAGTAGTCTTCCAACATTGATTGATGTTTTCGGTCATCTCTAACTTCACCAGTTTGTGCATCATAGACTAGTTTATTTTTGTAACGAGTCATAATGTCTTTGAGATATTGTTCTGCTTTTTGTTTTGGAAGGTTACCAACATCAATATAAAAGATTCTTCGTTCTGGTGCTCTTGATATACGATATATGACTACTGAATCTTCAATCATTCGTAATTGATTGAGAGGTTTAATTGCTTTATGAAGATATGAGAGTACCATTTTCTTATCTTCATTTAATAGTCCTGAGTGACAGTATGCAATGGAATCTGATGCGATTCTCATTACTTGACCACCCTGTTTACCATCCATACCACCTTCATTAAATGCAAAATATTCTTCAACTCTGGGCATTAAACTAGATTGATTTGGATCTTTTGGGGGAAGAATTTGACGAACTTTTCTAATTTTGAGTGAGTCAATGGGTCTAAGTTCTAAAATACCTTTTTTTGGATTTTCAGAATCTATTATAATGTGATAATAAAGTCTTCCATCAACGTACCATTTTCGGAAAATATCAAATGCAGTATCGTTAAATTTTAACAATCCTAATATTTCTTGAAAATTTTCAGATATTTTTGTTTTAATGTCTGGTGAAATATTAACATTGGTAAGATTAAGAGAAACAGGCGATTGTTCTCTGTCTGCAACAACAGCATCATTTACTATGTCATCTATTGCAATTTCAGCTTCTGGATGGAGTGCCATAGATCTATATCGTATGATTAAGTCTGCTTCATTCTTTGCAGAACCTTCCATATCCAGATAGGTAGCATAAGCCCCGCCGGGAGTTCCTGCTACATCTATTGCACCATCTTCTGATTGAGGGAGTGTAAAGGAAACGCGTTCTTTTTGTTCCTTTTCTTTTTGTGTTCTTCCTATTGTAAAACCAAATAATTCAACGGCCATATACTACTCCAAGAGGTAGGGAGCGAGCGCCCCCTCGGCCCCTAGTTAGTTTAAGTTATAATATAAAATAATAAAAGTTTATGTAACTATTGTTCCATGTGTCCAATAGTCATACGCAAATTCAACAGTAAATTCTTCAATAGCATCGTTTGTATCCCATCCAAGATCAATCGCAGCTACATTAATTGGAAAAATATTTACAAAGTTATATGTTTCTAATGCTGAACCACCAGTTTTTCCAAACTGACTCACCACTGCCTGTCCATATAAAGTACCATCTCCTGCACTTATAGTTGATAAGTTACCTTCATGAGTACCCATTCCAGTTATCCACTTTTCCATTGCATTTCTAATTAAAAAATCCTCATCATTTATTATGGTAACTGTCCAGTTTTCAAATGTTTTATTACCCGGCACTTTAACCACTCTACCAAAGTAAGGAACTTCAACTACTGCAACTGAACTAGCTGGAATTTGAGCAGCTTTACAAGAAAAAGTAAATTCAGAAGCATTAAGTCCTGCAATAGGTGCACCTGTCATTTGAACTTCAAATAAATTAGCTCTTGCACCTGCATTATTCAATGCAGTACTTCTAAATTTAGATATTGAAAATGCCATTATTTTTCTCCCCGATGACAAAAATTGAAGATGTGATGGGGAAGTTTATTTTACAAGTGCTGCCTTCGCATGCCATCGTCTTCCCCCATCCTTTAGGTTATATATTATTTATACTACTTTTTATCCACCAACTACTTCTGCAAATTCAACTCCACTACGAACCGCAACAAAGTTTAATTGAATAAAGTTAATTGAACGATTTGGTTTAACAAAAATGTCACCCACAAATTCGTTACGATCAATTACATCACCAGTATTGTTTGAACCATCACAGACAACTTTAAAGTCTGTAATACCATCTCGTCCTTGAACAGTTCTTAAAAATGGTTCTACTGCTCCAACAAACTGAGCTCTTGTAAAGGCATCGTTGAATTCAAATAGTTGTGATCTTGCAAAACGTGAAATAGCTTTTTCAAGAATAATAAAAAGTCTTCGTACATTAATTCTGTCAAAAGCAGAAGGTTTTGAAAGAAGAGTCTTATCACCAAATAGAACAGTTCCATCACCCATAAATGTTACTACAGGATTGATACTGTTTTTATAAAGTGTATCTCTTTCAGATTTTCGCGGATTGAAAGGAAGTTTTACAACATTTCTAAAGTTTCCTCTGTTAAAACCCGCTGGAGAGAACCAAGCGTCTCTACTTGCTTCTGTAGCAGCAGTAACACCAGCAGTATCTCCATTGAGAGGAACATAACGATAAACATCGTTGTACTTATCGTATTGATATTTGTATCCAGAGTCAAGAACTGCGTAAGAAGAAGATCCTAAAGTATTTCTAAAATCAACAATTGCATCAACTTCACTACCTTCGTTATTTACCACATCTGCCAGTTCTGGTGAAAGGAAAGCTACACAATCTTTTCTATTTTCAGCTATTGTGATAAGTTGAAGTGCAACTGTTGCAGAAGCTTCTCCACCGACTAGCAATCCGATATCCACTTCTTCTGCGTCTCTGAACTTATTAAATGAATTAATCTTATCTGCATCAGAAGGAGCTGAACCATCAACTCCACCAGATAAACTTGAAGTCTCTACCATTGAACCATCACCAGCACTTGATGCATATTCAGTAGTTGAATTTGCGACAGTTCCCCAAGCAACCACCGAAGCTCCAGCTGTCGTATAAGCATCACCTACTGCATTGTGATCCATCCACCAAACATATTCTGATTTACGATTGATAGAATCAACATAGTAAGCTGAAGTTCCATCTTCATTTTTTGCACCTTTTGCAACTGAAAGACCAGTAAAGGTTTCTAATGCCTCGTTACGATTTCCTGTCCATTCTCCATCTTCATCAACAACTACAACGTGAACTTCATCATAAAGTGCACCACCTTTTTTGGCAGTATGTTCTGTAGTTACTGGCTCTTTATCAAAAATACCAGAGTATTCCCATGATCTGGAATATGTTTGAGCAGAGGCAGTATTAGTGAATGGTGTAGATACAATTATCGTAGAGGAATTTGTTATTGAATTAACTCTTCTATCTTCTCCATTAATCGTAATAGTATCACCTACTGTAAATTGATGATCAAAAGATGTTGCAAGAACATCAGTTGTTCCAGATTGTGATACAGTTGTGCTGTTTGCTGTAACTCCAACAGTTCCAATCATATTTCTTGAAGGTTCTTCAAATGCTGATCTTTTGAGTCTAATAACTGTGTTACCCGCATCAATGGTTGATGTAGGTGCAATCGTTACTGTGGCAGCTGTGTTTGATGTGATAGCATCAATGACTGCACTATATGTGTTTGTTCCAGAAACTGCGATGTTGATGCTATCACCAACTCTAAGTTCTGTTCCAAAAAGTGTACTTGATCCTGTTATTGCTTTACTTGTTGCAATTGTAACTGTTCCTGTAAGTGTTACATCAGAGTTAGATGCAACAGTAGTGTTTCCAGTTGCAAGGTTGGCTCTTGTTGGGCCACAAAGAGAAACTTTAAGACTGTTTCCTAGTTCTCCTGCCCATTTAGCAGACCAATCACCTTGAGCTGTTACTGGTGTTCCTTCTTGTTCTGAATACGTTGCTTGATAAAATGATGTGTTTGAAATTAAAACAACAGTTCCACTTGCAGATGCATTTTTCATTGCTGTGTTAGAAGTCCTTACAACATGAAGTGCACTTGAATACTGTAAAAAGTTTGCGGCTGTTAAAAATGAACCGAATGTGTTTGCGTCAGGAGATTGAAATGTTTCCACCAATAAATCTTCTGAATCAATCAAGGTTACATCATTGACTGGCCCCCATCTAAATGCTCCAGCAAATCCAGCATCAATTGAAGAAATGCCGGGCACGATAGTTGTTAAATCAATCTCAGATGTATTTACGCCGGGCGATACTTGAAAAGGCATGTCATCTCTCCTAATTTAGTTAATTAATACAATGTTTCTTACTATAGATTATTTATAAAAACCTCAAACTCTGTATTTTAAGTATTTACTGAGATATAAATACTTATATGAACACGCGGAGGTGACATGAAAGAAATTGAACGCTTTTTAACAAAAATAGATAAAAACACAGGGAGTGGATGTTGGACATGGAAGGCTTCAAAAACACAACAAGGATATGGAATGTTTTCATATCAAGGAAAATCTATACCTGCACATAGGTTTTCTTATCTACATCATAAAGGAGAAATACCTTTAGGAAATATTGTGCATCAAACTTGTGGACAAAATTCTTGTGTAAATCCAGAACATCTAATAGTGTGTACAAAATCTGAATCCAGATTAGATTATAATTCTACAAGAGTTCATCCAGATACTAAAAAATTACTTCAAGATATAAGACACGACAAAGAAGAGCCGGATGCAGATTTTGGATTTGGAACAGATGTTTAAAGATAATTTCTTACTGCAGGTGATACTTCCCAAACTTGACCAGTATTGTCTGTATAGGTTTCTTCCTCTCGGCCATCATCAATAATACCAAAAGGAATCATATCTTGTTCAAATTGTTCTTCAAAGTCTTCATACATTTTTTGTCTGAGGTCAAGGTCTGTTATATCTTTAAAATATCGTTGTTGAACCAACCAAGCAAAGATTACTAGAGTCATTGCAAGGTCATCATGTGTTCCTTCTTCTGCTTCATAAGAATTATGTTTAGATGCAAAAGTAGTTAGTTCTGCAATAGTCTCAAAATCTGGAACGATTAACTTATCTGTCTCAATCATTTCCTTCAAGGTGGCACACCCTATTCTCTTGAGTTGTTTACTAGTTCGTATTCCAAGTTGAATATTCTTTGAAAAACCACCTCCAATTTGTTGACCTGCTCTACCCTTCATAGAAGTTATCATGACATTTTCGTATTCAAGGTCATAGTGTAAAGTCTCTGCCACTTGTGAACCCATATCATTAATTTCTAGTAGTATGAAGGCTGTATTATATCTCATTCCTACTTGGTATATAATATTTGGATATAACATAGGTGAAATTTTATTATCTCTATATTTTGCAACTTGACGATATGGTATTTGTGAAACATCAAAAACAGAGAATGCTGAAAAATCTTGACCTTTTCCTTGAGCGGTATCCACAATCATACAGTATGTAGCTTTTTTGATTGGGTCTTCGTAAACATCAATACCATTGGTTGATAGTATAGGTTTTTTAAATACCATTGATCTTAATTTTGATGCGTCTATAAGAGTACGAGTAGAACCTAAAAATTCACAAAGAAACTCTTGATTAAACTGTATCTCTGAAGTATTTTTGATTGTTTCTTGTCTCCACTTTTCATCTCTGCCGGGAACTTGAGTATAATGAACTTCTATTGGAATATAACTATTACGTTTCTCTTCTGCATCTATCCACATTTTATAGAAAAGATTCATACCTAATGGAGTAGAAACAATAAACACTTTGGTAGTTTCACCAGAAGATATAGTAGGATATACAGAAGTAAAAAATGATTCGGCGATGGTATTTGGAACGTGAGCAAACTCATCAAGAAAAATAATGTTGAAAGAAGAACCACGAACAGCTGAACCAGAAGTTGCAGAGGCCAAAATCTTTGAACCATTTTCTAGTTCTATGTTTCCTTTATTCCAAACTGTCACACCTTGCTGAAGAAATTTTGGTAGATGTTCGTACGCTAATTGTAATCGTGACAGTAGTTCTCTAGCAACAGCTCCCTTGTTTGCAAGTATTGCGACATTAACTTCTGAATTAAATAAGACGTAGTGTAGTAGGTAAGATATAATTGTAGTGGATTTGCCTGTCTGTCTAGGCATTTTACAGATTACAAATCTTTCATCATGAAAATTGTTTATCATGTCTTCTTGAAAATCCCACATATCAAATGGAACTAAACCACGATCAACATTTACAATTTGAACAT